GACTTCGTCGGAGAGCCGTCATCGTTGTAGTACTGCGAGCGAATCTGCGCGTCTGACTTGACGGGGGAAACGGTAGACATCTTGACCGGAGTAGCCACGGCCACATCCGGAACCTTGGCTGAAGCATCTGCGCTGTCGCCGCCTTCCTGGGGTCGCGCCCGATAAGTCTTGCCGACGGCCTCCGCTTCATCCGCAATGTTCTTTGCTTCGCGCTCACGCAGACCGCGGCCAGCGCCCCAGCGCGAATAAGCCTCGCTCTTGGGGTCATCGATGTTGCCGGCTTTGATACGGTCCCAAAGACTGCCTCGATCGCCTTGCGACGCTGCCAGCCCTTCGGCCTTTAGCGCAGCCTCGTTGGCCTCGCCGCCATCAGCAAATTTCTTAGGGCCGGACTTGCTCATGCTCTGGCGAGTCCAGTTGTGATCGGTTTGCATTAGCACTTACCTTTCTTAGCCATGCCGCCGTTGCGGAACTTTGGCATTGCTGCTTCTTTCATTTCGCCGGCCTTGTACTTCTTGGCGGGCATTTTCTTTTCCATCGCCTCTTCGCGCTTGGATTCTTTGCCAGCAAAGGGCATCGGTTTTTTAGTAGCCATTGTTTTCCTCATTGGACTAGGTTTGCTTCAGCCCCGCCTGCGGGATTGCCTGCGGGATCTAGGGTAGCTGGTGCTTCAGGCGCCGGAGGCTGCTGCATTGCCTGTTGTTGCTGCTGCATAGCCGCCATTGCCTGCATTTGCTCTTCCTTGAACTCGAGCTGCTCGGTGCTGGGCACCAGCTTGTCGGTATCCATTTGGAGCGAAGTTGCAACTTCGCGGAGCAAATAAGCTCGGCCTTTGGCGCCGACAATCTGAAGATCGATTGGGTTGGCCGTTGCTTGCAGGAATTCGTTCCTGCGCATCTGGAGTTGCTCTTTTGCAACAAGACCCATTGCGCCACGCGCACGAACAGCAAAGTCCCCTTTGCAGGCCATGTCGCTGTCGTAGAGCATGTTGTGGATATAAAGCTTTTGCACCACACCAGCCACCACCACATCCACCGAAGCAATGGCGCTCTTGATGCCTTTGGCTGCATTGTCCATCAGCATTGACAAGCCCGACGCCGTGCGGCCAGCGCCGCCAGAAGCGCTCGACCCGTAGACGTAAGACGGAACTCCGGTCACCTCGTCCGCCTGCTTGAGGAAGTACTGGTAGACCTGCATGAGCTCGGCGGCATTCATGTTGGGCTGGAAGAAGCGGACAGCAGGCTGACCACCGCCGGTGCGGTCGCTGGTCGTTTGCCAGATCTTCCAGGGGAACATCTGCGTGATGGGCTCGCCGTCCGGCAGTCGATCCACCGCGATCTCAGCCTGCGGGCCGGAGGCAATCGCCATGTTGTTTGCGAGCGATCGAGCGGCTGCGTTGCAAAGCACCTGGACGTCGCGCATTTGTTCAGTCAGTGCCGAGCCCCAGAAGGAGCCAGGGATCGGAACCCAAGACGCAATCTCGTAGGGGCGCTCTCCAAGAGGATCTGGATTCAAGATGCACTTGATGATGAACGGCCCGATCTGCCAAGCATTGACCTCATACTCTTTGTACGGATCAAGCTTCTTGCCTTTGTAGCCCCATTGCGTCAGCACCCGACCGCTGACACTTCCCCAGAACTCGATGGCCTCAATAACCTCTTTGGTATACAGGCTGGAGTGAGGCTTTCCCTCCATGCGGTCGCGCTCTTGGTCTCCCATCAACCACTGGCGGAAACCCTGTTCGCCAAAACGATCTAGCACCTGATCGATATTGTCGTCTGAGTATCCCGGCGTACCGCGCATAGATTGCAGGGCGGCGCGAGTTAGGCGGTGGCGCTCAATAAAGAAGTTGTCTTTAGTCGAGCTGGAGTTGGGCGATGGGAAAGCGTCGTACGGGCTTACGCGGTACGTTTCGCGAGAGTAGTCGTTTGTAATGACGGGCTGAAACTTAGGCCCCCATTGCATCGACTTCTTTCGGCGCACGACCGGACCCTTAAGGATCGCCGTAGGGTAGGTGACAAAGTCATCCACAAAGTCGCGCAACGCATGCTCGAATCCGCCAGCCATGAGCTGGTCGCTGATCTTGTTCTCCATTCGATCAGCCGCCCGGCCAGCCTCTTCCCTCATGCGGTTTACGATCTGGTCGTGAACCTGTTCCATCCGTACGCGGAACGCCTCGGGGTGAACCTGACCTCCCTGCTCAAGGAACGCCTGCTGCTCAAGCTGCACCAGCTCCACAATGCCGGCAGAGATCTCGGGCGGTAGCTCAGGCTCTTTGGCCGGCTCTAACTCGAATGCCCGGCGGTTGCCGCCGATCATGACATCCAGAATCCAGTTCGCGGCACCTCGACACTTAATGTCCGTGATGCGCATAAAGATGTCCGAGCCGCCAGTCCTGGCAATTTCAATCTCGCGCTCTGGGTCGTAGACGCCTCTTCGCTGGCGTTCGCACTTAAGTAGGCGCTCGGTGATCTCGGTCTTTGAGAACTTCGCCCGCTCCCAGCAATCGCCGATGTGGCGCGATAGGTCGGAGTGCAGCATGTCGATTAGCTCGACCTTCTGTATCACCTTGACATCTACCTCGATGGGCGGCGGAACTGCCGACCCCACAATTGCGATACCGTTCATGTCCAGCCTCGGGTACTAGCTTGTGCGATCTGGCGAGCCGAGACCGGGCGCAGCCCGTTGCGGATTCGCAGGCACAGGTATTGAAGAGCGTCGTGCGGATGAGAGAATCCATCCTTGACGGGCCGGTCTCTGTATCGCGCACTGCCTGAAGTCTTCAGGCGCTCATAGCGGTAGCGACCATTAAAACCTTTGCGCAAAGTCGAGCAGCTCGGGTCCAGCAAAAAGCCTGGGCCGCCGTCAATCATTCGCGTCAGGAAGAAAGCGACTGACTCTCGCCGAGGAACGAAGTCGTTCGTGGGCGCTGGGTCGGTCGGAATGCCTAGCTCAAGCAGCTCCTGAAGACAGGTGCGCTCGTCAGTCTGGGCGCGGATCTGGCCAGCAGGGTCACCCTCACTGAAGCGCATGAAGCCGTTGTACTTGTTTGTCAGGATCGGGCGCACAACCTCGGTGGCAAACTGGCGAATACCCATGTCCTCTGAGACGATCTCTTCGAGGATATGAACGCGCCCGTTTGGCATCTGCTGCCCGATGATGCATGCGGGAGTAAGACCAAAGTCCCAGCCCAAGATGATCGGCATGCCGCGCACCGGCTCAAGCGGTTCGTCGGAGACATGCACCCGATCATTCCACTCAGGGAATACCGGCTTGCCGCTGCTGGTCGTGCCGTAGTTCCCCATAAGGAACACGTTGATCCATCCGTCCTGCTTGCCGCCGAGCTGCTGGAGGTAGTAGCCGTGACCACTGGGCAGGTTGTCCGTGTTCTCGGCGTCGGGGTTCGGGTGGTACTCGCCGTCCTCGTCGCGGTACAGGCCGCCCGGCTGGCGGAAGAACTTCCACGTCTTTGGCGTGTCTTGCTCGGCGAACTGGTAGTACCAATGGTCGTCATCCGGCGGGTTGGTATCCATGATCACGCCGGTCCAGCTCGGGCCACCCTTGAGCTTTGAAGGGTAGCGACCCACCCGCTGCGTACACATGTCGAAGACGCCGCGAGAGATCTCGGACGCTTCGTTGATCCAGACGCCAGTCAGTTCCAGCGAGCGTAGCTTGCCGGTGTCCATCTCCGAGTCAAGCGCCAGGAAGATGACTTCCAGCTCCATGGCGGTTCCGTCGCCGATGTCATCGATCCGCATGGTCGAGGTGATGGGCGTATCCCAACGGATTGGCGCCACATGAGACGGGAACCACGTTTGCCACGTCTTGATGGTCGTGGACTTCAGCTCGGGGTAGGTGTTTCGGATGACGGCCCAGCGGGACCGGCGGACCCCGTCGTACCAGGGCTCTTGGCGGATGGCCCGCATGACGATCTCGGAGCAGCAGGAAGACGACTTACCAGAACCGACAGGGCCCATGAGACCCCGGACGAAGGAGTTGTCTCCGTGGAACTTGGCGGCTTGAGGTCCGGGCGGAAAGTAGGTGACTTGCCCTTCGTCATGCTCTGCTACTGCCTCAGCCATTCTGTTTCGGAAGGTTGGCGTTCAGGTTGAACGTGATGCCTTGTCCGCCCGACTCGATCTTAACGTCCGACAGGTTGGGCAGGCTCTTGTCCAGCAGGATTTTGATGGCGGTCACTTGCGACGGGTTCAGGTTGACCGTGCCCTGGATGTGCGACATCAGCCGGTTGACCAGTTGGGTCGCCTGGATCTTTGCTCTTACGTCGTCTTGGTGCGTCTTGCGCATTCGCGCTGCCATATCAACTCCTGCGTTGCCGTTGGTGGCATATGAAACGGATTGTCTCTGGGGTTCTCAAAGAAAAAGGCCCCGAGCGCATCAGCACCCGGAGCCTTAAAACCAACTCAACCTCTTGGAGCGGCCCGTAGCGTGGGCCAGACGGTCAGGTCAATCCGTAAAGGAGTCGGAATCGGATCCCTGACTGCGGATGTTGCCTCCACCTTCCGCTGGGAGATGGCCTACATAGAAACCAACTCCAGCGTATCTGGTGTTCTGCGAACCGGGAGCCTAGCACAGCCCCAAAAAAAAGCTGGCACGATCCTTGCTGTATTCTTATACGTATAACCGTACTATGGGATAACCGTACTATGGGATACCGTCTTGTATATATCCAAAACAATAACTATCCATAAACAATATCCAATACTTATACAAAGAATATCTATACCTTATCCAAAACTAATAAATATCCTAAGGTATATCTTATTCTTAGTATAACCGTAATACGGATATACCGTAGTACGGTTATCCGTAGAGCGTTAAGCCACAGAAGCCTTGGCGTTCACCACCTGAGCGGCCGCAGCAAAGCTCTTGAGCAGTTGCTCAACCAGCTTCATCAGGTCTTCCGCCCCGCCAAACTCTCGTAGGTCCAGCTCAGCCTCGAACGCATGAGGCTCGCCGTAGATCATCACGCTCCCGTGGACCCTGACCAGCCACGGGGCGAACACAACTTGGCTCGACTCGTCTACGCTTATCTCTCGTAGAGGCTCAAACTGCCTCAAGAACGCCTGCACTTCCTCAGCTTTAAGCATCACAGCTCCTTCGTTTACGGTAAAAAAAATTCTAGGCGGGGTTTATAAGCCCCCTAACGCATTTTCTAGTGGTCCATGTGGGGTAGCCCTACCCCACCCCCGTTCGTCGATCCTGGATTGATCTGATGCGTAATGGAGGTATTGAGGATTGATGACCGGCTTAGGGCTAAAAGGTATGACTCGCGTCTGCGATGGGGTATGCATTGGAGTCCTCATACCCCCCATCCTCCAGCCAAGTGTCCAGGCCACCACTCCCCCTCCCCCTCTCTCCCCTACCTATGTCTACCACCAACTAAACCTCAGCACTTACAACGGATACACGTTGTTAGAACTATAGCTTTGGATCCAAAGCATTTCTATCTACCTTTTGTAACCTCCGGTGGCCAGGTCTTATGACCGCGCTTCCTGCGGGAAGCGGGTCAACGCCCCTTTCTGTATATAGATTTGATCCCTTATGTGGATTTGGCTATATCCACCCCTTGTCCCACAACACTTTTTTGGAACTGACATGACCTCCATCCAACGCTCTGTCCTCGCCCTCATCGCCTTCGCCAGCTTCGGCTTCTGCGTGATGTTCTCTTGGCTCTGCCTCGACTACTACTTCTTCAGCGGATACGGCCTGATCGGCTTCATGTCCATCCCTGCTGCGATTGCCATGTACTACATCAGTTCTCAGGCAACCTACGCCGCTGTCTATGGACGGTTCCCGTTCGAGGAGTAACGCGCCGGCCTGTTCCGGCCGCGCTCATTGTCTCCGTCCCGCTTCTACCCGCCCCTTACGGGGGGCGGGTCTCCGCTCTCTCTTTTGTGTTTTTGTGTTCCTCAACCCGGTCTTTAAAGGAGTTATCCATGACCAACTTTGTTTCCGCTGCCGCTTCTTTCGCACCTACCGCAGCTCAGGTGAACCGCCTTGTATCGCTCGGCGTGGCGATCTCGAATGTTCCTCAGACCCGTTCTGAGGCGTCCAAGCTGATCGGCAGCCTCATCGCTGACCGCGACATGAAGCCTGCTACCCAGGCTCAGATCGGTCGCGCAGGCGCTCTCGGTGGCCGTGACCTGCCCGGAGCTGGTGTTCGTGAGAAGAGCACCCAGATCTACCTGCTCGAAGCCTTGGCTGCGTTTGACGCTGCGCCTATGGGTGACGAGACCAACGCCGCCGCGGAGGAGATCATCCGCCGCGTTCGCGAGCGCATGGCCAAGGCCGTGAGCATGGGCGTCACAGTGCCTGACGCTCCTATGTAAGCAGGAAGCCAGGGCCAGCCGATAGGCTGGTTCCTGGCGTGGCTTGTTTTCCGGGGCTCGCTCTCATATCAATATTTACGAAAGGCATCTAAGTAAATCAATGAAGATCTCCATTAGCGGAAAAATGCTTCGCAATTTTGTCATTGGGTCTCTGTATCAGTACCACCGGGATACGGATATGAAGATTGACAAAGAAGACTTCGATCACTTTGTTAACGATACGTGCAACAAGCTGCACAAGTACCTGACCGGCGGCTTCAGCACCAACGGTTCCTGGTCTGACATTCAGTGCTCCATCGCATGGAATGTGGTCTCTTTGTTTGGCATCCATGTGCATGGACCGGACAAAGACGAGATCGAAGTCCGCTGGTAGGGAAATGAAAAACTTCCACCTGTTTCCATTTCTTATGGTCAGGGATTCAATCAAATCCAAACCTGAAACGGAACCAAAAAAACAGCAGCATCGAGGCACTGACTACAGGCCAAGGCCGAGCAAGTACGACCATTGGCAGATGATCCAAGACCGCATGTCAGGAATGACCTGGAAAGAAATAGGAACCAAACACGGGATAAACAAATCCGATAAAGAGCTATCGCTCATGATCCTGCACTCCGGAAAGATCAAGCTTCTGAAGCCAAAAGAGGTGGAAAAACTAATGCAGGGCCGCAAAGAACACAAGTAAAAGAAATGGCTCCGAAACAAGAGCCGTTTTTATTTCGTGCCTCCACTCACGAATCAATATTTACGCTTAGGCCAACTTATGAACCTCTTCTATCAATCGCTGGCGACTGCGTTCGCCAACAAAGACAAAGGCTTTGGTGTCCCTGCCTGGATATCAGGAGACCGAATGATTTTGTCGAAGAAATCCCCGCTGAGTGGGAAGATCACCAGCATGGAGCTGCCTGTGACCATGTCTCAGTGGCTGACTTGGTGCTCGCCTGACCGACCGCTGGTTCACGAATGCTTTCCGGGTTTGTCCGCAACGCAACGGGAGTTCCTGCTTACCGGATACACGGATGAAGACTGGAACGCAATGTTCCCTGATGAGGAGGACGTCGAATGAAAACTTCCGAACTAGAAGGCGCCGATCTTGATCGGGCGGTAGGAAAGGCTATGGGTTTTGCTTTTTTGTACGACCATAAATTCAAGCCTTCACTCTATTGGTCGCAAGGCGGGCTGATCATTGAGCGGGAGGAGATTGGGGTTCAGTGTGTCTACTCCAACGGCAAGTTGGACGGCTGGATGGCCGACTCCAAGAAGCTAAACGATGACGACAACATGGAGCAGTACGGCCCCACCCCCCTGATCGCAGCCATGCGGTGCTATGTGGCAAGCAAGCTGGGAGACGAGGTCGATGTGCCCAAGGATTTTCCATGAACATGGACCTATATGACAAGGTCGAGGTCCATGCCGTTACCCGCATGGTTTACGGGGATGAGGAGTGCTTTGAAACATGCGACCCTGAAGAGGTGACGCCCTATTGCTGGAGCGTCTACCTCCACCTGAAATGTGGCGGCGTTGAGTGTGTTGCCGACTGCCCTAACGAAGGCACAGCAGAGCTGATAGCTCAAGCATTGAAACTGAAACTTAAGGAGCGATCATGAAAGAGCTGACCGCAATGGAGGAGTTTGCCTTTAACTCTGACCGAATCAAGACCGCCATGCTTGAGGAGCTGCTGAGAGAAAGGTCGATCCTTCAAAACGAGAACCTCAGATTGACTGAGGAACTCGGCGCCACGCGTCGCATGCGCGATGAGTATGCCAACAAACTTGCCGTGGCCAACTCGGTCATCGGTCGTCTTACCTCTAAGCAATAAGGAGTACACACATGGGTCTGGATATGTATGCCTACTCAGTCAAGGCTGAGCTGATCGACAACTCGGATGCCGCTTTGGCAACAGGCCAAG